ATAGATAATACAGGTGGAACTATCTCTGGCGGCGGCGGTGGCGGTGGCGGTGGTGGTTCTACTTATAAAGCTTTGCCTGACAGTGCTTCAGAAAGAAGAGGTGGTGATGGTGGTGGTGGCGGCTTTGGTGGTGGAGCTGCTGGAGCAGGCGGTGTAGCATCTGGTGGAACTACCAACACAAATGGAACAGCAGGAGCTGCGGGTACAGTAAGTTCGGCTGGAGCAGGAGGCGGTTCTAGTTCTTATTCTGGTGGTGATGGTGGAGCAGCTGGAGCAGTTGGAGCAGCAGGAACACTTGGTAGTACTGAAGACTCAAACGGAGCAGTTGGTGCTGCTGGTGCAGCGGGTAAAGCAGTAAACTTAAACGGAAATACTGCAACATTTACAGCTACAGGTACAAGAAACGGAGCAACAAGCTAAAGCATAAAAGGTGCATTTATAGTATTGTTGATATAAAATAAAGTATAATTAATATTGGAGCATATTATGATTGGACTTATCGTATCAGGATTAAGCAAAGCAGTTGGTGGATATTTTGAACATAAAGGTAAAGAGTCAGTTGCTAAAAGTAATTTAAGAATTGCAGAGATAGATGCTAAAGTTGCTGTTCAAAAGAAAATAGTAGAAGGCAAAGTAGAATGGGAATCAGCTATGGCAAAGGCTTCTGAAGACTCATGGAAAGATGAAGCCTGGACAATTTGTTTTATCGCTATAATAGTTCTTTCATTTATTCCATATTTTCAACCACATGTTGCAAAAGGTATTGAGTTCTTAGCAACTTTTCCAGAATGGTTACAATGGTCTGTAATGGCTAGTATTGGTGCATCATTTGGGCTTAAATCAATCGGTAAATTTAAAAAATAATGTATAAGTTATCAAAGAAATCGTTAGCTAAATTAGAAGAGGTACACCCACATATGCAAGAATTAGTTAAGGCGGCGATTGATTTATCTCTTATTGACTTTGGAATCTCAGAAGGGATGCGTACTAAAGAAAGACAACGGTTATTGTTTGCCCAAGGAAAGAGTCAAATAATGAACTCAAGACATCTTACAGGACATGCAGTAGATGTATATGCGTGGAAAGATGGTGCAGTATCGTGGGACTTTCCAGATTATGAGATAATTAATGGTGCTTTTAGTCATGCATCAGTACGGCTAAACATTCCATATATATGGGGTGGTTCATGGAAAACATTTAAAGACGGACCACATTTTGAATTAAGGTGAGAAAAATAATATGGCTCTTAAAAAAATTGTATTTCAACCAGGAATAAACAGAGATAGGAGTAATTATTCTTCTGAGGGAAGCTGGTATTCTTGTGATAAAGTAAGGTTTAGACAAGGTTATCCTGAAAAAATAGGGGGTTGGACTCCTATTAACTTTACTGCATATGTTGGGGCAGCTAGTAGTATTCTTCAATATGGTACAACAGATAGTAATGAAATAGTTAGTATTGCTACTAATAAAAAAAATTATATTCTTTTAGGAACAGCACTTACTGATGTAACTCCTCTTAGAGCAACTTATACCACTTCTACTTCTCCCTCAACAGATAATTGTTTTACGACAGTCAATGCGTCTACTACAGTAACTGTTGGTATTACAGGACATGGAGCCTCAGATGGAGATTATGTAACCTTTAGTGGTTCTGCGGCTGTAGGTGGAGTATTAGCGGCTAATTTAAATACAGAGTTTGAAATAAGTGAAACTACTAGTAATACGTTTGAAATTACAGTAGCTTCTGCAGCAACCTCAGCAGTATCTGGAGGCGGAGGCACAAGTATAGTTGCAGCCTTTCAATATGCTGTAGGCTATTCAACAGTTACCTATGGTTATGGTTGGAGTGCAGGAACATGGAACAGGAATACTTGGAGTTCTGCAAGTGATGCTCCTGTAGATTTACCACCTAGAATTACTTTCCAAGATAAATTTAATAATGATGTTATATATAATATACAAGATAGCGATATATTTTACTGGGAGTATGATTCTGGTATATCTAATCGTGCAGTTAAACTTAATACATTAGTTGGCTCAAGAGCAGTACCAGAACAAGTAGGCAAAACTATGTTTTCCTCGAGTGGACATTTATTAGCTCTTAGAGGTACTTCTTATGGGCGTAGTACTGCAGCAGGACAAACTATTTCTAGTATTACAAGGTCTGGTACCACAGCAACAGTAACTACAGGATCAGGGCATGGCCTAGCTATCAAGGATTGGGTTGAATTTAGTGGTCAAGCACCACAAGCTTATCAAGGGGAATATCAAGTAATTACAGTACCATCAAGTACTACATTTACTATTACTTTACCTTATGACCCAGGCGGTAGTGCAAGTCCAGCAGGAACTTATGTTAAAGCAACTTATTCAGGGACTTATGACCCGTTACTTATTAGATGGGCTAATGTAGACCCTGATACTGGCCCCGCACCTACAGAATGGAAACCTAAAATTACTAACAGTGCAGGGTTTATAAGGGTAAAACAAGGTTCTGAAATTGTGACTGGATTTAGAACAAGACAAGAGGTTTTGATTTTTACTGATACTACACTTTCAACATTACAATTTTTAGGTACAGAAGAAGTATTTGCTATCCAAGAGATTAGTGATTCTATTAATATTATGGCTCCTCATGTTGTGGCAGAAGCAAACAATGTAGTATATTGGATGGGGAATGATAAATTCTATGCTTATGATGGTAGAGTTAATACCCTGCCGTGTACTTTAAAACAATATGTATTTGAAGACATGAATAAAGATAATGGGTATTTAAATTTTGCAGGAATTAATAGTGAATTTAATGAAGTTATTTGGTTTTATTGTTCAAAGGCTTCTAACAGCGTAGATAGGTATGTAATTTTTAATTATCAAGATAAGATTTGGTATTATGGTAGTTTAGTTAGAACAGCGTGGGCTAATAGTGGAACTATTAAATTTCCATTGGCTACACACAATGGTTACGTGTATAAGCACGAAGATGGTAAAGATAATGTAGTTACACCAGGTGCAACTCCAACTGCAATAGAGTCATTTATTGAATCTGCAGATATGGGTATAGACGAAGGAGACCAATTCGTATTAACAAAAAGAATTATATCTGACGTAAACTTCACTAACTCTGATACAGCAACTGCACAAGGTGCAACTTTAACACCAGAAGTGCAAGTAACAGTAGGGGTTAGAAACTTTCCAGGAGCTGCAAATAGCACTACTGATGTAGTAGGTAGTACATTATCTAGGGATGTGGTTACTACAGCTACTGTTGACCAATATACAAATCAAGTATATGTCAGAGCACGAGGTAGACAAATGAATTTTAAAATTGCCTCAGAAGATATTGGTGTACAATGGCAATTAGGTACAACTAGAGTAGACTTTAGACCAGATGGTAGGAGAGGATAATGTCAAATATACCTTCAACTAAAGCTCCTAACTTAACTAATCCTGAAAAGGAATATGATGAACAACAACAGTTACAACTTACAAATCAATTACGTCTTTATTTTAATCAGGTAGATGGCACTAATAAACAGGTAAAAAATAATTTAGATATGCTTGTAGTATTAAATTGGATAGGAGATAACTAATGGCATTTCAAAGAGTTACTCCAACAAGATTAGCCCAAGCAGCAAGTACTACAGCTTTTTTAGCTATTTATACATGTCCACCTAATACTCGTGCATATGTTAAAGATATAACTGTATGTAACACTACAGGTGACGCAGTAACTTTATTTGTAAGTTTAGTACCTGATGAAGGGACTGCAGGAACTGCGAATGCATTATTTAGTGCCTCCAGTATAGCTGCAAATACTACTTTCCAATGGAAGGGCACACAAATTTTAAGTGAATCAGAAACTATACAATTTAAAGGTAGTGCAACAGGTTTAACAATTCACGTTTCAGGCGGAGAAGCTATTGAATAAGGGAATAAAACGGTTTGTACGCAACATAAATGATGGTATTATACAATGAATATAAAAGGATTATTATAAGTTTATGAGTTTAAGAAATATTTTCGGAACTTTAGCACCAATAGCCGCAGGAGCTATGTTTGGACCTGGAGGTGCAGCATTAGCTGGGTCTGCTGGTACTGCAATAACTGCAGGAGCTTTGACAGGTGCAGGTATCGCTGCATTATCAGGAGACGACCCTTTAATGGGAGCTGTCTCAGGTGGTCTTGGAGGATTTGGCGGTTCAGGGATAGGAAAAGCTATGAGTGGAACTGCACTTCCCTCAGGTATGGTTGACCAAACATTACCTAATGTAACAACGTCAAGTATTGGAGGCGGCTTTCGTGATGTAAGCCGTGTAGCACCAACCTCAGGAAAAGAATTTTTAAGTAACTTAGGTGGCGGTAGTACGCTTATGGGTGCTGGTAAAGCAGGTGCTATAGGTCTACCCGCAATCGGTGCTGCAGCTATGCCAGACTATAGTGTAACTGATGACCCAATGGCTAAATATGATCCTCGCCGTAGGTTAAACCTAGGTATGACTACAGGTATACAAAATGCTCTTACACGTGATTCAGGTCTTAGACTAAATCAACCTTTCGCACAGTTTGCAGAAGGTGGTTATATTGAAGATAGAATGTATCCATTAGGCCCTACTGGTGAGTTTGGTTTGCCAAGGCACCCTAAATTTGATGAGCTTACTGATGAAGAAATAAACTATTTTTTTGAAACTGATGAAGCTGAAGTTTTAAACCGCATGGATTTGGACCAGGAACACAGAGAAAGAATGCAAGATTATATTGACCGATATGATAGAAATTTTCAAGAAGGTGGTTACTTAGAAACAGGCGGTAGGATCGGAGATGGTATGTCTGATGATATAAATGCTACTATCGAAGGTGGACAGCCAGCAAGATTGTCCGATGGTGAATTTGTAGTACCCGCAGATGTCGTTAGTCATTTAGGTAATGGCTCTTCCGATGCAGGTGCTGAACAACTTTACACTATGATGGACAGAATAAGAGAAGCTAGAACAGGTACTGAAGAACAAGGGAGAGAAATAATGCCAGAAAGGTTTATGCCCGCTTGAATAGGGCAACGATTGTTCCAAAAGAACATATCGCATATGTTTGGCCAGAGATAAGAGAATATGCAGAGCATTGTGCCAAATACACATACGGTAGATTTACCGCAAAAGATATGTTAGATGATTTGTTAGCAAAGGACCAGCAGTTATGGATATCATTTGATATTGAAACTAAAGTAATTGCGGGGTTTTTGATAACAGAAGTAATGGAGTATCCTCAAACGAAGATGTTAATGTTACACTTTACAGGAGGAAAAGACTTTAAAAGTTGGGTGTCTGATGGCTTACCAAAGATACAGAAGTTTGCAAAAGATAATGGATGTAGCAAACTAGAGTCACGAGGCAGACCAGGTTGGGAGAAACTGTGGAAAGGGCATGGATATACAAAAAGATTTGTGCATTATGAATTACCAGTGGAGTAATAGATGTTATTAAAATTAGTACCAAATAAATTAAAAGTATGGTTAATTAAACAACTATATACAGACCTTGCATCTAAAGGACGCATGGGCGACACCCGTCTTGCTCATATCAATGATTATGAAGCAGGCCTATTAAAATCAGTAGGTGGCTCAGGTACCATTAACCCTGCTACAGGATTATTTGAGTATGGTAGTGGTGGAGGAAGTCAAACTAGTAGATCAACTACAACTAACTTACCTGAGTATGCTCAACCTTTCTATGAAGAGTTAATGAAGCAGTCAGCCCAACAAACCTATACTACAGATGCTGCAGGAAATGTTACAGGAGTTAAAGACTTTGTACCTTACACAGGTGATAGAGTTGTAGGGTTTACCCCAGAACAACTAGCAATACAACAAGGTGTTGCGGGTTTAACTACTCCTGGCCAATTTGGTGCTGCTAGTCAAACATTAGGTGATGTAAGAACTATGGGTACATCTGCCGCAGCTCAAGGCTTGACAGGAGCATTAGGCTATACACCTGGCACAGTAGAAAGTTTATCTATGCAAGCTCCTGGTACGTTTGATGCTACTACTAGGGACCAATATATGAGTCCTTATGCTAGTGCAGTAACTGATGAAGCAATAGCAGAGGCTAGAAGACAAGGAGATATAGCTAAAAATAAATTTGCTATGCGATCAATAGGACAAGGCACTTTTGGTGGTGGTCGTGAAGCATTAATGACTGGAGAAGCTGATGCTCGTACTAATGCATTAATAGCTGACTTAAGAGCTAAAGGACAACAAGATGCATTCTTAAATGCTCAACAACAGTTTGAAAGAGATAGAGCAGCTGGTATGCGAGCCGATGAGCAAACTCTAGCAGCTGAAAGAGAAAGAAGAGGAATGGAACAACAAGCGGGTCAATTTGGTGCAGGATTACAAAAAGACTTAGGTCTTGCAGGATTAGGCACTACCCTACAAGCAGGACAAGCTACAGGTGTATTAGGTGCTAATGAACAATTAGCTAATTTAGAAAGACTTAGAGCTCAAGCAACAACAGCAAAAGAACAACAAGCATTAGACCAAGAAATTGCTAATATAAACTTTCAAAAGTTTATGGAAGAACAAGATTATGCAAAAAAACTACTCGAATATCAATCAAACATACTTCGTGGTACTGCAGGTGCATTAGGTACAACACAAGTACAATATGCTCCAGCTCCTAGCCTAGCTAGTCAGATTACAGGTACAGGAGTTGCAGGTCTTGGTTTATATAAAGCAATGAGTGGTACGTAAAGGAACATTATGAATATTATACAAATACAAGATAGACTCAAAGGATTACCAAACGAAGCATTAGTCAATTATGTTGAACAACCTATGGGTGAAGTTCCTATTTATTTAGCATTAGGTGAGTTACAAAGACGTAAAGAAATGCGTGAGAGATTTCAAGCTGACCAAATGCCTCCACCATCGGTTTCAGAACAGCTTGTAGCAGAAAATAAACCACAACAAATGGGACTTGGAGCGATGGCTCCTCAAGGCATGATGCCTCCACAAGGTATGATGCCTCCACAAGGCATAGGTGCTCCACAACCAGCACCACAAATGGACCCAAGACAAATGGCAGCTAGCGGTATAGCAGCTAACCCTGTGAGAAACGTAGGTGGTCCAGCTATGATGGCTGGAGGTGGGATTGTAGGGTATGCAATAGGTGGGCCTATTCCTGAAGAAGATTTTACTTTAACCCCTTGGCAAGTCGCAAACAGACAGCTCTTCCCTAATGAAAAACAAATAATTAAAAATATTACTGATAGAGAGATGCGTATTGTAGAAGAGGAAGAACGAGTAAAAAAAGAAAAAGAAAGGCTAGAGAATATTATAAAGGAACAGCAAGTTACACCTCAACCTGAATACAAACCTGAACCTGAAATCGTACCTACAGATACATCTACAGACACACTTAATTATGCAGGTATGACAGAT